ACTTGACCATCGCAGCCACAGGCCTCGACCTGGAAGCAGTGGACAAGCTGATGGTCTCGCTCCGAGCCATGGTCGAGCGAACTGGCTGCAGCGTCGTCGCCATCGCCCACATCCGTAAGACCCCCACAGGGTCCAAGGCTGCGGAAGAAGGCGGACAGATCAGCCTGGACGACATCAAAGGTTCAGGCTCGCTGAAGCAGGTCCCGGACGTGATCATCGCCAAGGAGCGCAACGGACAAGCGGAGGACCCCGAGGCCCGCAACGTGTCCCTGCTCCGCGTGCTGAAGGTACGCCGTGGTGGGAAGACTGGCCCGGCCGACTCACTCCGCTACGACCCGACCACCGGCCGCCTCGCGCCCTGTGCGAAGCCCGCCGAGGACGATGGGTTCGACGCAGCCCCTGGGGGTGATGGCGAATTCTGAAGCCATCGCACGCCTGCTCCTGAAATCCTCCCGCTACCGAGCGAAGCGCGGAGGGCTGCGCCACACGCTGACCCTGGCTGACATCCAAGTGCCGACCCACTGCCCCGTGCTGGGTCTTCGTCTCCGCCCGTCCACCTCTGGGCGGGCATCCCCCAACTCGCCCTCCCTTGACCGCGTGAACCCGCGCCGTGGCTACGTGCCCGGCAACGTTCTCGTCGTCTCGTGGAGGGCGAATGAGCTTAAGAAGAATGCCTCCCTCGCTGAGATGGAGGCTGTCTGCAGCTTCTATCAACGCCTGATTGCATGACCGGAACTTCCACACCCGCACCCCTCTTCGTGGACCCATCCGTGGCGTACCACACCCACCGCCGTATCGCAGGACGCAACGTCCAAGAGGTGCGGCACACAGCCGGCGCCCTGGCCGAAGACGCCATGGCGCACCTCACCCGCGAAGGGCGCCTCGCCGTCCAGATCGAAGTCATCCTCCGGGTCGCCCCTCAGTGACCCAGGACCTCGTTGACGACGACCTCGTCTTCGACCTAGAGACCAACGGGCTCCTTCGGGAACTCGACCGCATCTGGGTCATGTCCATCGGCAACGTGCGTACAGGCGAAGTCCTGACGTACACCGATCACGACCGCAACCACCCGTCCCTCGCCGAGGGCGTCAAGCGCCTCCAAGACCACCTCGCCCGCCAGCCACGCAGGCGCCGCTGCTTCGTTGCGCACAACGGGATCACGTTCGACATCAAGGCGCTGAAGATGGTGACCGGCTGCGACATCCCGCACTGGTCCGTGCACGACACGCTGGTCATGGGGCGTCTGCGGAATCCCGAGAGACTTGGGGGCCACAAGCTGGAGTCCTACGGCATCGAACTCGGCGTCCTGAAGGGCGCCTACGACGGTGGCTGGGACGCCTACAGCGAGGACATGCGCGACTACTGCGGCCAAGACTCCGTGGTCACCATCGCGCTGTTCAGGAAGCTGCTGCCCGTCCTGAACTGGGGCGAGTCCTGTGAGCTTGAGCACCTGATCGCCCACCTGATCGACCTGCAGATGGAGAACGGGTTCACGCTGGACATGCGTGCAGCCATGGTCCTCGCTGCGGAGTTCGCCGAGGAGCGCGAGCGTCTGCTGATCGAGATGCAGCGGGCCTTCCCGCCCGTCTACGTCGGCGTCGAGACCAAGTACCCCAAGCGCGACATCAACTACAAGGCCACTGCTGACCGCGCTGCATACAGCGTCGTGAAGGACGCCCCGTACACCGCGATCACCCTGCAGGAGTTCAACCCCTCCAGCGAGTTCCACGTCGCCCGGCGCCTGAAGGCACGGTATGGCTGGGAGGCCCCGCTGACCGAGAAGGGCAACCCCAACATCACCGACAAGGTCCTGGCGAAGCTCGACTTCCCCGAGGCCAAGTTGCTGATGGAGTTCGCTCGCGTGGACAAGCAGTGGACCCAGGTCGCATCGCCCCCGAAGTCCAACGGGACCGGTGGTGGCTGGCTGCATCACGCCGACGAGAACGACCGCGTCCACGGCTACGTGAACAGCAACGGTGCCGTCACTGGTCGCATGACTCACAGCCGCCCCAACTCCGCGAACATCGACAAGGACGCACGCATGCGTGCCCTGTGGACTGCGAAGCCGGGGTGGAAGCTGGTGGGCTGCGACGCCGAGGGCTTGGAGCTTCGCGTGCTCGCGCACTACCTCACGCCGTTCGACGGTGGCAAGCTGACCCGCGCACTCCTGGAGGGCGATAAGGCCCTTGGGACCGACGCGCACTCGATGAACCGGGACAACACCGACCTGTACTCACGGGACGGTGCGAAGACCCTGCTCTACGCCACGCTGTACGGCGCTGGCTCCGAGAAGGCCGGGCAGACCTGGGTGGACGACTGGCGCTCCTCGGGCAAGCCGCTGGAGGAGTGGCCGGCGTGGGCCTTCATGGCTCGCGGCAAGCAGCGCAGGCTGAAGAAGCTGACGAGCATCGGGCTCGAAGTGAAGACCCGGCTCATCGAAGGTATCGACGGATTCCAGGAACTCAAAGGGAAGATCGCCGAGGCCGCCGAGAAGCGTGGCTGGGTCAAGGGCATCGACGGCCGGCGCATCCGCGTGCGGCACGCCCACGCCTCGCTCAACACCCTGCTGCAGGGAACGGGCGCCATCATCATGAAGAAGGCCCTGTCGATCTACCACGACCGCATCACGGGCGAGCACGGTCTGGTGCACGGCATCGACTACGGCTACTGCGGAAACATTCACGACGAAGTCCAGCAGGAAGCCAAGCCCGAGTACGCAGAACTCTGCGGCTCCACCTTCAAGCAATCAATCACCGCCGCAGGCGAGCACTGGAATTTCCGGTGCCGTCTCGATGGCGCGTTCGACATCGGAACCAACTGGCATGAAACCCATTGACGAATTGCGCGTGAGCCCGGACACCTCCGGGTTTCTCGCGGACCTCCGCTCCGCACTTGGCAGCGAGGACGACGAGGAGTGCGACTACAGCGAACTCCGCGAGCGCTGCTTTGGCGAGAGCCCAGACGACACCTTGGAGTGGGGCCTAAGCGAGGGCCGCACGCAACTGGCGAACGAGCTTCGCGCCATCTTCACCAAACACGGAGTCTCCCTGTGACCATCGACTTCCAATTCCTGACGGACCTGTGCCGTCGCATCCGCGCCGTTGCCCCCAACGCCATCATCGGTGGTGGCGCACCGCGCGACGTGTTCCTCGGCGGAGCCGTCAAGGACATCGACGTGTTCGTGCAGACCACGGCGGACAAGTTCGCTGGCCTCTGCGGCGACATCGCGTTCCAACTCAAGGGGACCATCGAGTCCAGCCAAGAGTACGTCCACGCGCCCAGCTACAACATCCGCATACCCGGCATCTCCCAGGAACTCAACGTCGTCCTTCGCGAAGACGTGAGCCCGCTGATGGACGTGGGCGACTACGACTTCGGTCTCTCGCAGATCGCGTGCGATGGCTTCACGGTCATCCGCACCGCCGCGCAGATCAGGGACGTGGCCGACAACACGCTGACGTACATGCACGCCGACAAGGGCCGCGACGACTGGCACCGCAAGTCGAGCGCCGCACGCATGGTCCGCATCCTGATGAAGTACCCCAGCCTGACCGTGAAGAACGCAGCGATCCTGCAGCCTCACGTCGATGCGGCTATGCCAGCGGGCCTGGGCATCCAACTCTGATGTTCGCCCTCCTCGATGGTGACGAAGCGATCTTCAAAGCCGCTGTCGTCACCGAGGACGATGTGGACTGGGATGGCGACGGCGAGTCCGTCCGCCGCCCCGGGACCTTCGAAGAGTGCCGACGCGCTCTAGACAACATCGTCCGTGGCTGGTGCAACGCTGTGCTGGCCGACTTCGAGTTCCAGGAGTTCACGTTCGTCCTGAGTCCCACGGACCGCTTGCTGTTCCGGCGACACATGGACCCGACGTACAAGTCCGGCCGTGCACCGAAGCCCGAGCACTACGCGGCCTTGGAAGCCTACGCACGCGAGGCGTACCCGATCACCGAGTTCGCCGGCCTGGAAGCCGATGACACCATGGGCATTCTGCAGGGACCCGGGCGAATCATCGTCAGCCAAGACAAGGACATGAAGACCGTCCCGGGCGACCTGTACATCACGAGCAAGAAGCTCAAGACCAAGATCACGCGAGAGCGTGCGGACTGGTGGTGGATGATGCAGACGCTCATGGGCGACTCGACCGACGGGTTCCCTGGCTGCACCGGCTGTGGTCCCAAGACCGCCGAGGCCGTCCTGGCCGACGGGCGGAACCTCAAGGACTGGTGGCCCGACATCGAGCGTCAGTTCCTTCTCCCGAAGGTTGGCCGCTACAAGCACTTCGCCCCGCAGAACGCTGACGACGCGCTCCTGCAAGCCAAGCTCTCCCGCATCCTGCGGCCGGGCGAATACGACCAGAAGACCGGTGACGTGTCCTATCAGGTCGCGCACCACAACATCAGTTTCAACGCCCACAATGATCGCAAATAGCAAGCCGCTGATCGGCATCGCCGCGTCTGCCCAATCGGGCAAGAGCACCGTGGCCCGATACCTCCGCGACCGCTTCGGCTACGGCGAGGTCTCGTTCGCCGAGCCCATCCGCCAGTTCATCAGTTCGCTCACGGGTATCCCCCGCGCCGACCTGGAAGCTGGGCCTCTCAAGGAAGCTGTGATTCCCTGGATCGGCAAGTCGCCGCGCCAGATGATGCAGACCCTGGGGACCGAATGGGGACGCAACCTCGTGAAGGAATCCTTCTGGGTGGACCGCGCCATGCAGACGGTCAACGACCTCGCGTGGTCCTTCACCCCTGCCGTCATCTCCGACGTGCGATTCGAGAACGAGGCCGAGGCCATCCGTGAACGCGGGGGCTTCATCCTGCACCTGAGCCGCCCGAACGCGCTGCAGGTCGCGAGTCACCCCAGCGAGGCCGGCGTCAAGTTCATGCCCTACGCAGACGCGCGGATCGTCAACGACTCCACCCTGTCAGTTCTGTACGCCGAGGTCCGGGACATGCTCGGACGTAAGGGCGCCCTGTGAATCTCCTAACCCCTCTGTACCGCTATGCGCTCTACATCACCCTCGCGGCTGGCCTTGTGCTCGGTGGCTACGGCTACCACGCGCACGCCGTCTCGTCCGCCCATGCCTCCGGCGTATTGGCAGGGACGGCTGCACAAGTGGAACTGGAACGAGAAGCACGGCTACTGGCTGGGCGAGCCGATGCCCTCGCGTCTGAACGTGCCAGCGCCATGGTGGCGTCGACTCTTCAATCTCTGAAAGACACCCATGACCGTACTACCCATGACCTCAAGGCCGCGCTGGCTCGCTCTGATCTGCGTGCTACTCGGCTTGACGCTCGCATTGCCAGCCTGCTCGACGAAGCAGCCGGTGTTCGTTCGGGACCTCCCGGCGATCCCAGCGGACCTAGCGGCTCCCCCGGAGCCCCTGAAGGCGATTCCACGGTTGAAGCCCTGATCGAGACGACCAATGAAAACCTTGCAATCTGCCGTCGCAACGGTGCTCGGCTGGCTGGGCTTCAGGCCTGGTACACGGACATCCGGGCGGGTCGTCAACCGTGAGAAAGTAGCACAGGATAGAAGGCACCCTATTGAGGATGAGGAACCTCGGGACATCCCGATCAACTGCCCATCCTCGGTAGACCTCCGCACCACTGCGGACTGGTTGGCCTCCCACTTTCCTGCTGCTGCTGGCCTGGACCTCGTTCGTCTCAAAGACTACACGGCGGCCCACGAACTGGTCGGAGCACACGATGTCATCTCGGCAATCCGCACACTCGCGGATGACCTGGACGCAACCCAAGCAGACGAGGACGCAGCGAAAGCGGTCATCGAATGAACTGGCTGCATTCCTACGCGCAACGTCATATCCCTTCGCTGCTGAGTGGACTGCTTCTCTACTGGGAAGGTGTCACGTCCATCTGCTGCGAAGTCACGGCGTCCTACGGGGCGCTGTATGGCTCCAGCCTCTACGACCCCACGAATGCGCTCTGCATGTCTGCACCGCTCCCGAAGTACGGGGACGCTGGCTCACTCCAGCAACCCTCCGAAGACTATCGAGAGTGGCGAGATCGCATGGGTTTACTTCCGTGATCACCTACCCCCTCCCTCAACACAAGCCGCTGGTGCAACGCCTCGGCTTCGAAGGCTGGGGCCTCGGCTATCGACTGGACCTCTATGAGTAGCCCCAAGCCCCCTGCAGCCCCCACACCCCCGCAACCTGACGCCCCGGCCGCCAAGGCCCTCTTGGGCGCCGAGGACACCCCGGCCGCTGCGGTCCGCAAGCGCAAGACCAACGCGACCGCGCTGCGTGCCCAGTACCTCACCGCGCCTGACGGCGTGGGCGTGCAGGTTTGATCTACAAGATCGACGAGCGCTACAAGGAACTTGCCTCCGACCGAGAGCACTACCTTATCCGCGCCCGAGCATGCGCCGCACTCACCGTGCCGGCCGTGTGCCCTCCGCTGGGCCAATCCCCAGCGAGCATCCTCCCCCAGACCTACTCTTCCTTCGGCGCCCGTGGCGTGTCCAACCTGGGCTCCAAGCTCATGATGGCCCTGCTGCCTCCCGGCGACTCCTCGTTCAACCTGAACGTGAGCGTCGAGGTGCTGATGCAGGAAGGCGTTCTGTCACCCCCGCCCGACATCATCAAGGGTCTCGCTCAATGCGAGCAACTGATGAACACGAAGATCGAGGCACTGGGCTGGCGTCGAGCCACCTTCCTGTCCCTGGTCCAACTGATCGTCAACGGCAACGTCGTCGAATACATCCAGCCCGACGGCCGCATCAAACTCTTCCGCCTCGACCAGTTCGTCTGCGTCCGAGACTGGAGCGGTACGGTGCTGGAGATCATCACGGCAGAAGCCATGAAGGTCCGAGCGCTCCCAGAGAACCTGAGGGGCCTTGCGTTCAACAAGGACGAGTCGGCGACCGTCACGCTCTACACCCGCTTCGAGCGCGTGAGCGAAACGCAGTACGCCGTGGCCCAGAACCTCGACCAGACCATGGTCACCCCGAGGCGCGTTCACGACGGCAAGATGCCCGCGAACGCCCTGGCGTGGGAACTGGTCCCCGGCGAGACCTACGGCCGCTCCCACGTGGAGGCGAACTACGCCGACCTCCTGGGCCTCGATGCGACCGCACAGCAACTCCGCGAGTCGGGTGCTGTAGCAGCCCGCAACCTGATCTTCGTCGCGCCGAACGCGGCCGGTGGCAATCTGCGCAAGCGGATCGCCGAGGCTCGTAACGGTCAAGTCCTGAGTGGACGCGGCGGCCCAACGGGCGACGTGCATCCGTTCCAGTTCAACAACTCGGTTCAGATGCAGGTCATGCAAGCCGAGAAGGCCGACCTCATTCGAGGGCTGTCAGAAGCCTTCCTGATGACTGGTGGCCTCCGCCGCGACGCCGAGCGCGTCACAGCCTACGAACTGCAGATGCTTGCAGCCGAGATCGAAGCCGCCCTGGGTGGCACGTACTCGCTGCTGGGCGTCGAGATGCAGGGCTGGCGCATGCAGAAGCTCCTGGCTCAGATGAAGGCACGACGCGAACTCCCCGACCTGGGCAGTGGCGTCGAGATCACCATCACCACGGGCCTCGAAGCACTCGGCAAGGACGCCAAGGTCAAGCGAGTCCGCAACTTCTTTGGTCTGCTCAATGAGACCCCGCAAGCGTTCCAGGAACAAGCCGCGCAGTACGTCAAGTACGACACGATCCTGACGCCCGCCGCCGCAGCCATGGGATTCCCTGAGTCCATTCGGACCCAGCAGGAAGTCCAGGCCGAGCAAGACAAACAGCAACAAGCCGCGATGCAGCAGGCAATGGTCGAGAAGGCCACTGCACCCGTCGCGTCAGCCATGGCCCAAGGGGCCGCACAACCCGCATGAACCTTCCCGACGCACCAGCACCAGCAGCACCGCAAGGCGCTGCAGCCGCCCCAGCACCCGCAGCCCTCCCGGGCTCACCGGAGCACAAGGCGGCCATGATCGCTGCGTATGACTCCCAGTTTGCAGCGCCCGCCGCCGCACCTGAAGCACCCCCGCAAAGTGGGGAACCGCCGAAGGAACCGGGCGGCGAGGCGAAGCCCCCGGAGGTCGTAAAGACCCCTGAGGAACTTGCAGCCGAGGAGGCCGCCAAGACCGCCAAGACCGCCGAGCCACCGAAGGACCCCAAGGAATCCGAGACGCCCCCGGCGACTCTCGCGGACCTCGTGGACTCCGGTGACTTCTTCGCTGGCCTGGGTTCAGACACGGTCCCCGAGAACCTGAGCGCTGCCCTGGTGGCCGCAGGTCTCAAGGCCGAGCAGGTCCCCGCAATCAACGAACGACTGAAGACCCTGCTGGCCGCCGAGGCCAAGCTGCAGACCATGGAACTCCATGGCGCTGCGGGTGGCAAGGAACAGTTCGACCAACTGATCGCATGGGGCAAGGCGAACTTCACGCCCGAGCAAGCGGCCTACTACGACCGCGAACTCAATGGCCCCAACGCCAAGGACGTGATCGCAATGCTGCAGGTCAAGGCCACTCGTGGTCAGGACCCCAACTTGGTCAACGTGAACGGTGGCGCCGGCACTCCGGTGCAAGGCTACCGCTCGCAGGCTGAGATGCAGCGCGACATGCGCGACCCCCGCTACAACACCGACCCGGCATTCCGTGCCGACGTGCGCCAGAAGCTCCGCTTCGCAACGTACTGATCCCTGAGGGGCTAACCCCCTCGACTCCCTCGCT